TCCTGACTGGTTGCCAACGATGATGCGCGAGGGAATATCAACCGAGGCGCAAAATGTCTTTAGATTAACCTCATAGGTGGGCTCTGGGTCAGAGACGGCATTAACCATCGATGTGACCTGCGCGCCCTGAGTAATCAGTAGCGTGTCATTACCACGATTTAGTTCGCGTGCGGCTTCGTTAAAACGCTCCTGCAGTTCATCCACCGTGACGCCATACAGTGAGGCAAGATTTTTGAAATCGACCTCCTTGTCGAAGTTGATGCTCTGCTGACGCGCCGCATTCTTCAGAAACGACTCACCAGAGCCACCTTCGACTTTTTCCAGGCTGACGCAGGCGTTATAACCCGGTTCCAGAAAGCCAATCTCGTCATCTGACATATCGCCAATGATCAGAACGCGGTCAGGGTGAATTTTACGTTGTGCAGTGCTGCCGTCCGATAGCGTCTCTGTGTACTGCCACATCGTGATAGCGCCATTGCTGTCGCGGGTGGCAACCTTCAATGCGCTAGCCCATACCGGCGTGATTTTCTGCAGCGCTTTACCTTTAACAACCGGCTCAATCCAGTCCTTGCTGTCTTTGACGTGCAGCAGGATGCCAGCCCAGCTCCCCACCAGCCGCCTTATATCTGCTTTGGCAAATGCGCGCCAGAATCGGTGATTGAATACCTGATTACTGCAACGTTCCCACGCGGTCACCTCTCTCGACTCATCGGACTGCTCGCCCTCAATGACCTGCGGGTTTGTTTTCCAGCAATTTGATGCCAGTTTATTTACTGCGCCGTTAGCAATGCCGCCACGCCGGTACAGTTTGTACAGATCATCGAATGTCAGGTTTTCTTTAAAGCCGTATTCGCACCATGCGGTCTCGCGCTTTGTATCCAGCCCCATGCCAGGGTTAAATGCCATTGCGCGCGCACGAGCCATCCTGACGTCATTCAGCGCGTGATTGACGGCGAGTGTTAATTTATCAGTCATGTTTTTCCCGCTGGTGGATTTCAGGCAATAAAAAGGTCGCATAAGCGACCTTAAGTTAATGAACTGTGCCAGGATATTCCGCTATAAGGCTTTCAACACTGGCAGAATTTCAGGGTTAACCCGGATGCGATGAAGCATCTCCATTCCCCAATCAAAAAACCTGCGTTTAGTGCGGCTTGCAGAAAGCTAAAGAGAAAGGGATAGGTGTATTTTATCGCTTGAATTAGGAATTTGCTGGGCACATATTAATAAAGCTTTATCAATAATTTTGGAGACTTACATGGCTAGTAAATTTGCAAATGGGACAGTGGTTCAACTTAAGTCAGGCGGTCCCTTGATGACCGTAAGCTATTACAAACCTGATAGTAATGAACATATTTGTATGTGGTTCAAAGATTCAGAAGTTAAATCTTCCTACTTTGAGCCAGAAGTTTTGCGAGAAGTAAAAGAAGATAATGGCGTCTGGTAAAATCTGGGGCTTCGGCCCCTTTTTTAACATAATGGGTGTTACCCGCCTTTCAGAAATGCCACTCGCGCGAAATTCATCATGAACGGGTTATTAATCTATGATTTCCTCGCGGCAGAACTGAAATCCGGCTGCATAAACCGTGCATAAAACTGGCCTGAAAATGCATAGCCAAAAATCATAGTGAAAGGGTCATTTTCGGCACTCTCACCACAAATTAGTTTTAACGTCCCTGCAGGCGCTTAGGAATCATCATGCCCATCGTCTGAGCCTTGCGTTTGATGTGACCATCGAGGCTGTATCTAATGCCATCCCAGCAGTGTTCATTACCATCAGCCAGTTTTGGCAATACTTCCCCTGTAATGCGATCAGTTTTGTAGGACCACATTCTGGCTTCGCGTGCCACGTTCTTACAGCGTGGGTGGATTATGATTTCATCAAAGCCGCGCAGGTGGGCGATGCCATCCTCTACACTGCCCTGCCACTTTTCAGCCGCAGAGATATTGAATCCCTGACGCCTGAGATAGCTGATTGTTTCCGGGCGGGCTGAGTCACCTTTGATGGGCCAATCGCGTGCGCCGGGGATGGTGTCATATAGAGCGGGCATGTGGTCGAGTTCGGTTTGCTGTCCATAGGCTTCGTACTCAACATAGAGTCGGTTGTGCAGGATAAATGATCGCGTCAATGTGTTGGGGTCTTTGGCAAAACCGAAGTCAGCACCAAAGAAAAGCCGCTCCGCTTCTTTCCACAGATTGTCTGAGAACTCAGCAACGCGGTATTTGCCAGCCAGCACCTGTTTGTCTGAGTTTTCGAGGTATGCGCCCTCCCATACCCAGGCATAAGTTGCCGGATCGAGACGGCGCTCATCGTTCTGGCGCTCGCCCTCCAACACGTCAGGGAACCAGGGGTTATCCGTGTAATTCATCTCTACGGTTATGCAGTCGTCACCAGCCTCTTTGCGGAACCGCTTATCGGTAGCACTGCCGTCGCGCTCCGGGTTCCACGTTACCCAAATCTCTGAACCTTCTTCACGGACTGTCGGGCTAAGCTTCTGCCAGGCAATTTCACTGACTGACTCAGCCTCATCAACCCAGCACAGTAGAATGCGTGCTTTTGACTTGATGCTGTCCAGGTTATGCCGCAGACCAGAGAAGACGTATGTCACCGTTTTGTCGATGGTGCGGATGTATTTATCACCAATGTCAAAGTTGGACGCCAGCCAGGGCACGGAAAGGATCGCTTGCTTAACCTCCTGCATGCTCGACTCTTCCAGTGAGTTCATGAACTCACGAGCACAAAGGATCACGCCGCTCTCACGGTTCATCATCGCTTGATATGCCCTGACGGCTGTCATCAAGGCAAACGTGCGTGTCTTTGCACTGCCGCGCCCACCATGTGAACAGCGATAGCGTTTACCTACCGCAGTAAACAGCGGGGCAAGTTTGGCGGGGATCGGAAGTTGTACGGCGTCACTCATGCTTAGGCTCAACGGGTAAAAGCTGAATCACGGTTGGTTTTGATGCCATGCTGCCATCGGGGCTGGTGTGCTCAAACTTCTGCCGATTGGTGTAGGCTTCCCCAACCTCTTTGGCTGCCTGTTCCATCAGTGATGCGGCCAGCGCAAGATTCTGCATTTTTTCGGCCTTGGTCATCATGCGATCAAGCGTGCGTAGACGATAAGATTTATTGGCAATCGGGATGTCAGATATTTCGGTCTGAAACCGGGTACGTGTGCTGTTAAACAGAGCGACCCACTTTTTTGCAAGCCCCTTGCCGCTGGCCTTTGTTGGGTCATGTGATTCAATCTGTTGGGGTGTAACTTTAATGCCAAATTGTTTTTGGACGGCCTCAGCAACAATCGCTAGCGAATCAAAGCATGCAAGTGACTGAATGATGAAGGCTTTCACCTCTGGTTTTAATGCAGCCATATTTCACCATTCTTCTAAAGCATTCTAAAATTTACGCCAGTTTCATCAAGCACGTTCCACAGGCTCTGGCTACATTAAGCTGTCCCACCTCAGCGGGTTGGCTTGCAGCTTCCACCAATTGCTGAACGTCAGCGCTGGCACCATATCGGCGAACAACGCCAACGAACTCCTCAACGTCATGCCCGCGCATTGTCATAACTGGTCGCCCCTCTGAATTGAATTTTGGCGCGCCGAATTCATCACGCGCTTGTGCTATGTGATAAAGCTCATGCTCAACAAGAGCGCAGAAGTCGAGGTCACTGCATTCACAGCAGTAATCTGCAGCCAGCGTTATGATGAAGCGGGGAACATATCCGAACCACTCATGCATCTGTTGCTGCATGCGTGCCTTCTGCCATCCACCGGCCCGCATGGTGACCTCTTCAGCCTGACCCAGCACAGTTCTGCCGCGTTTAGTGAATGCGGTCGATGCCCACATAAATCGAATATCGGCATGCTTTAGATGGAGATGTTCAGAATTGTGGAGTGCCCCCTCTTCACTGAGGATTTGTTCGGTGATCCACTCATTGATTTCATTCGCAGGGATCAGGCTGATGTGGGGGTTTAACTCATTCAAAAAACTTTTTGGGGGTCGCGGTCGGTTTAACTGGTCGGTTTGCATGGGCTTAACCTGTGCGTTTAGTTACTACCACTTCGGCCTCTGTACCTGATGCAACGCGCAGCCATACCACCCACGGAGCGTATACATTCAACACGCGACCGGCCTGATGCCAGGCGATTGAATCTGCGCTGTCGGCATACTCAATAAACCCATCATCTACTGTTACGTGGCCGCTGTTCGTGCCATCCGTTATCTGGATGGGCGTTCGCGTTATGGTTAATGACTCAGACATAGCTACCTCTAATTAATTGGGTTGGCTGTTAGACGGCGGTTATCACCAGCGTTGAAACCATGTCGCGCAGCGTAACCGTCAGCGTGCATGTTCCGGCAGTGAGTATACTGACAGCCGCCTGACCACCAGCAGATGTGCTGATATGCTGCACCATATTGGGGTTAGATATCGTCCAGACAGCACCCTCCGCACGCCCTATTTGAGCACCGGTTTCACCGCTAACGAGGAACGCGCCAAGGTATTGCCATCCTTTAGGGGCGGTGGCATTCAGCATCGTGTAATGCATGCTGTCTACCTGAGTGACATACCACGGTGATGTGGGTGTTTTGTTGCTATCGTTCTGGATGAAAATCGTGTCGGCTGGTGGTTTATTCTGACCGCCAATAACGATAGCGTCTGGAACTGATATGCCCTGAGTATTGGTGCCACCGATGGCAGTCGCATCTAGTATTACAATCACTGATTGCTCCAAAAAAACCGCCCTGAGGCGGTTAAATTATAAACAATGAATTTCAGCACCTCTTTTCCGGATTAGATTAAGCTTTCCAAAGCGGCTCATTACCTCCTCCATCATGGAAATAATCCACCTGCCGAATTCCATGATGTCGCAATCTTGCTCCCATCTGTTTAAGATTACTTTCATAATTAGGCTTATCGATAATGCTACCGATCTCTTTTCCAACACGAGTAAAACTAATATGTTCCCAACCATTGGAAAGATTTTTATTGAAATGGACCATTAATCCCACTCCATCCTTATTAACTGGCACCCATTGAGCTAAGGTTTTGAGTTCTTTTATAAAAGGAGGGGCATACTGCTCCGAAACAGATGAGGCCATCAATCCAGCTTCAACTAAACGTTTCCATAGAGAATATGTGCTACCAAGCTTCCACTCTTGACTATAATCAACTGCATCTCCAACACTTTTCGACCACGCATAACTAAAATCTTCAGCTATATCTTGATCTAATTCACTTAATACACGAAGGGTTGACAAACTAAATGCTCCTGGGCGCGTAATTTGCCCAGCTAAAATTCGTCCAAAAAGATCCTGCAATCGCTCTGATGAGGCATCCTCAGCATAGCGAGAAAAAAAGTTCATCCAATCATCATTGGGAGCTGAAATATTATGCTGTTTGACTCCTTTTATAGCGGCAGAAAAATGCATAGTCGTAGTTTTGGCAACGCTAAGCCTGTTTTTAGCTTTGCGTAATGTTGTAGGCATATAAATTTCAGCGGCGATAGTGGCCATTGCAGGATCCTTAGCGATCTTATCTGCGGCTAACTTCGCCATAGTTTCAGATGTTAGTGTCCTTGCAGCAGTAGTGTCCTTAATAGATTGAGCTATTTGATTAAGCTTCGCCGCTGGTATTGCCACGATACCACCTAATAATTCGGACAATGCATCCATTAAAGGTTTTTTTATGGCGTCAGGGACACCAATTACTGCGTCTGCTACATCAGAAAGTAATGTTGATTCTGATTCACTATCCATTCATCCCCCTTGTAAACGTTGACCTGATAGGTACTACGTACGTTTAGACTATCAGGTGACACTTAGGGATTGAAATTTCAATTTTGCAGAATCTCCGAATTTCACTCAATTATTAGTATCTAAGCACAATTTTTTTCCCACGTTTCGTTATGTCCCAGAATCGCCCGCTGTGTAGGGGCGCTCATGACATCGATATCATGGTTACTGACATAAATGGGGCGCACCCACTCACAGCCGGTATCAATCACCCTCACGCCGCCACCGTTCCCGCAACCGTTCAGAGACAGCAGCATCAGGCATGCCGTTAATATCCTGCTGAACATCGATAGCATTCTGCAGTACCTCAATATGCTTTTCTGATTCCTCAGCCTGTAAAGACGCCCGCTCAGCTGCTGCTGTGGTTTCAGCTGCGTTTTTGCCTCTGTTGCGGCCCAGTCCGAACGAAGCCACAACCAGACCGGCAATTACGGCCAGCAAAGTTAATAGCGTTTGCATCAGATCAAACCGTTGTAGGCGTCATAGGTGCCGCTGCGCATAACCTCAGCATGGCGGCGTGCGCGGTCAGGTGTCTGGCGCGCCCAGAGGCTATTCAGCATTCCTCCAGCTGCACCGGCAAAATCACCGCGTGCAATCATGCCCAGCGTTTTAGTGAAACCAGCCAGACCAGCTACCCCCATCTGATAGGCCATGCTGCAGAGAATATCGCGACGTGCGTCGTTACACTGGGCCAGTGCAGCCACAATTGCAGGCTGTCGATTCATTGAGGCGGTTTTAGCTTCTACCAAGCATTGTTTCCAGACGTCACCAGCACGGCGAGGGACGGTAAAATGATATTGATTGAGCGGTGCGTTCTGAGGGCCAATCCTGATACCACCGGCAACCGTTGGAAAATTGCGGGTGTCCCAATAGGGAGTCTCGCGATAACCCTCCTCAAAATTTAGGATTTCAATGATTCTACTCATCACCTTTACTCCGTGGTGGGTATGAAACAATGCGTGCAACATTACCTCGCACCGCAAATACAGCCGCGCAGATCAGCGCGTTCGCTACAACTACCGGCCAGCCGCTGGCATGGTATTGCCCGAACAGCCAAAGCAATGCAAAATTGCCATAAAAAAGAATCAGACCCGCAGCTATCCATGAAATACCGCGTTTATGTGTTCGCCCTGTTTTGCTGAACACCATCAGGCGCAACGCAATAGCCGCGCAAATGGCGACATCAATCACTGTCAGGAAATCGCTACTAATCATGATTTCTCCCCCAGCCATTTTTTAACGAATGGCAGTTTTGAAACGCCACCATTTTTCAGCCAGAAATAGCCTTGCACCGCAGCAGCGGAAATTACGACAGCCGCCAGGGCATCAAGTGGTTTTTCCCGATAATCGAAATAGTCCTCTACTTTGTCCGCTACAAATCCGGCCCCAAAGACGCCAGCTGCATAGCCAAACAGGAAATAACCAAATATCTGTCGTCGCGTCAGGTCGCTGGCGGTGACGATAAAACACATCGAACCGGCAAACGCTCCAAACGCGATTGAGTAATCTACAGAGGTGATAAAACCCACCAGCGCAGACGTGACAATGCCCCAGCCAGCTACTGTTGCCGTAGCGCCGGTGCTTAATGGCTCAGCCATTAGCGGTCCCTCATAATTATTAATAAATTTTGATTTACTCGATTAGCTGATTCAGTTCGCTTATCGTCTGTCGGAATCGTTCCTCTTCCAGCTCAACGCCAATTGCAGAACGGCCCAGCTTAATTGCCGCCTTTATCGTTGACCCTGACCCCATGAAGAAATCAGCGACTACATCACCCGGCCTGCTGCTGGCGTTGATTATCTGCTCCAGCATGTCGGCGGGTTTTTCGCATGGGTGTTTGCCGGGGTAAAACTGAACCGGTTTATGTGTCCATACGTCTGTATAGGGAACCGCTACCGTGACGCCGAAATATCGTCGAAGGGATTTGTATTCCTCCTGCAGCTCCAGATATTTACGATTCAATGAGTGATACGTGTCCACCAGCTGGTGGTGAGGTGTGGCTAACGTTCCTGATTGATGCCGTGCGATGGCTATCTCACTGAACAGCGCCTGCAATTTGAGGTAATCAGCCTCGCTGGGTAGCTGCCACTGACTGGTACCAAACCAGTGCGAGACCATGTTCTTCTTACCGATTGCCGCAACAATCTGGGCAGCGGTTACACTCAGCTCTGACCGGGCATTACGGAAATAATCAATAAGGGGTGTCAGCACCTGCCGTTTCAACTCATCGCATTTCCGAGCATAGGCGTCTGGTTTGTACGGTCCCTGATAATGCTCTGCAAACAGTATTCGCTCTGTGGCAGGGAAGTAGGCTCGGAGGCTTTCTTTGTTGCAACCATTCCACCAGCCAGAGGGCTTAGCCCAGATGATGTGGTTCAGAACGTTAAACCGGTTGCGCATCATGATTTCAATATCAGATGCCAGTCGATGCCCCGAAAATAGATAGATACTCCCGCTGGGTTTTAGCACCCGCCAGAACTCCGCCAGGCAGCAATCCAGCCACCTTAAATAATCTTCATCCCCTTTCCACTGGTTATCCCACCCTACCGGCTTTACTTTGAAATACGGCGGATCGGTAACAATCAGGTCAACTGAATCGTCTGGCATGGTTTTCAGCACGCGCAGACAATCGGCATTATATAGGTCAATGCCGGGCTTGATTTTTACACTTTTCACTTACAAATCGCTCAGTACTAAAGCCAAAAACAAAAATGCCTCGAGGCTGGTTAGACTCAAGGCGTTTAGACATACACATGCGGTAGGAAATTAAGGATTATAAGTAGTACCGCGTAGTAACCACTCTTATCACAATACGCGTGTTTTTGCGGACCGCGCTAATGATTTTTTAGAACAAAACAGTTATCTTATTTCTTTTATGAGTTTTCCTAATGATTTATCCGCATTTTTGGATTAAGTGGCGATAAAAATTATGCATGACCAAACTTGTAACACGTTGATAGATATAACAGAAAGAATTGGCTGGAGATCAGCACGACGTTTGGTAGGAACCCCTTTAGGGATTACTGCTGTTGGATTGAACCCCTTTCTAGACAGGATTCGTGGTTTACCTACTGACAATAATGATGCTGAAGCTCTTGTTGCGAGAGTTTGGCAAAGTTTGATTCTTAGTGGAAACAGACTTGTAAAACTCTACAAGCTTGATGAAGAAACGCTGCTTCAGATTCAGTCTTCGCTTAGTGGGTTACGTGCATCAGATAATGTTTTTACTCAATCCTATCCAATCCCATTACCAAAGGAACAGCTGCTTTTAGCAGACAGTGAACTACATTTCCTTGATAACGTTACAACGCTGGTGGATCAGCACCAAGTTGAAACTACGATTGTTACTGCTAAAGCTTTTTATACGCAAATCATAGAGCTTGATGCCTCTCATCTTAGTGATGAGGGAATGGAGCTTAAGGCTAATGGTGGCGAGATTAAGTGTAAAACAAGAGAAGTGACTCAATGTTTCAACACAATCATGGTTTTACCTTCCGAAGGCATATTGGCATTAACAGTTGACCTGTCTGTCCTACCTCGTTCTGAGTCAGAAAGGCAGCAGTTTTTGGTTGAACAATTTGTCCGGTCTACCTCAGGGGTAAACTTACCATCCCCACTGGACCTTTTTGGACTCGTACAAGAACTTTACGCGCAGCAAGACGGGAGGGTTTCTCGTATAGCTTTTATTACCTCAGACGGCAATACCAGCTCGTTGACGTTAAAACCCGGACAAAGTTGCCTTCGTAGTGACAGTTACCACCATGGTGGTGAAGCTGCCAGCCCCATTCTAACCAAATACAAGATAGGTAAAATCTGGGATTTGACAGACGGGCCTTCACATTCACACTCAGTAGAATTAGTATTGCCAGGTAAAAGGGCTATGATTGACAAGCCCAACAGTCATCTTTATGAAGCATCTGTCGAGAAATGTACTAACATTGACGATGTAGTCTTTATAATCAAGAAGATGCTTAAATCTTTAGAAAGCATTGCTGAAAAAAAACGCAGTAACTTTCAGGCTAATTGATCGAGTCAAAATGATAACTAAACACGACATAAACGTTAAAATACAAGAGGACCTCAGGGGCCCTGTATTTTATTTATGTCGTGAAATAGTTAGCTTCCTAACTAGTGAAGATGCTAAAAATTTAACTCATATCACCTATGTCACATTAATTAACGGCACAGGTAAGAGCTTTTCATCGCCAGAAGAAAGCACATTATTGATTAAAGCCACTGATTATTTGTCCAGCAATAGAGTGCATCTTCTTGACATGCATTTCCAGTTCATTGAATCGGATGATGAAGAACCTATACCCTTACAAGATCATGAAATATCACACCTTCTGTCTAAAAAGGAGTTCTTTCATCCAGTTACTGGACAAAAAGTAGATAATTACGAAACATTAATTTTTCCGTATTTTACACCTACTAAGTTATTGGAAAGCATTCATGGCTAATTTTAACTTAGAAGATTTGTTTACTTTGCAAAAATATGACCCTGATTTAAATGGCTTTTTAAATCGCAAGTTCGCTGATACAAAAGAGCTTTTTGTCGAACAACTTTATAAAGATATTGATGATGCTATCCACAATATTGAAAATAACAAGCATATGTATCAAGAAGCCCATTGGGGCGAAGACGAATTAACTGCTGTTTTAATCACTTTCCTTAAAGGTCGCTGTTACGATGCAGAGCATGACACTCAGCATGGAGGCCATGTTGATATACTTGTTAAACATCAATTAGGGAAATTTGAATGGATTGGTGAGGCAAAGCTATGGAATGGCCCTGCTTATATTTATGGCGGTTGGATTCAGTTGAACGAAAGATATGGTTCAGGCACTATCAGAGATGATCATGGAGGCATAATTTTATACATAAAAATCAAAAATTCAGCCACAAAGCTTAAAGACTGGAAAGATCACTTGTGCGAAAATGTTGCTGTTGCTGAGTGTACATCAGAGGATAATCCGTTACGCTTTAAAAGCATAACGAATCATCCTGCCACTCAATTACCATATTATGTTCGACACATGGGTGTATCTTTATTTCACCATACTGGTGATTCTAGCTAATAATCCATTGATAACCTTGCATTTATCATGCACAAACACCCATTAACAAATCCTTCTGCAATCTGCACTTTAACTCTAATCAGCTTCTCATCTCGTTTGAAATTTTTGGCTAACTTGCGCTTGGACACTCGAAAAAAATAGTGAAGCACTAGTAATTCATACTCATCAGGACATTTATTTTTGAGCTTTGCTAAACATGAATCAATGATTAGCCCATCCTCATCAGTACAAGGAACTTTTATATGATAGTTTTGAGGAATCAAACCTTTAAAACCAGCTGCAATTGATGAATAACTTATACTATCATTTTCTGCGCGAGCCCATTCAGCCCAGCCCTCTAGTACTTTAGACATATCACGCATTATTATCTCCACTTTTTATTTCTTGAAGCTATAACACCGAGCGATATTGCGTTATTGAGGAATCGAAACAGCAGCACAACCTGCCTAAATATTTCTTTTAAAATCCCATAAGTTCCGATACGACTCATTGCAGCATGCTCTGCAAAGCGACACCATAACGAGTTATCATATCTGGCAAGATCAATCGTTTACTATTTAAATAACATGTTAAATCTCATCAATAGCACCAAACTGTTTTGCAATACAAAGCCTTAACTTCCCATACTCTGTGTTTTTATATAAATAAGGGTCAAACTCAAGTAAGTCTTCCAGTTCGGTTCTAAACATTAGTTCATTATCTAACATATCCTTACGAGCCATAAAATTTTTAGCTCTTCTGGCCAAATGATAAGCCTGTTTAGAATAGTTATTATACCTACTTTTAAGTTGAAAAGTCTTAATAGACATATTTGAAAGATCTAGATTTCGTTTAGCCTCCACTCTTAATGTATAATTTTCAGCAGATAATTGTAGAGCAAGAGCCTCTGCCAAGTTTTCACCAAAAGTTATAGGATGAAGCTCAAATTCAATTGATTCCTCATCAATAAGGGGATTTAAATGAGGAACCAGTGCGAAGTCAATTGAATGTTTCATCTGACTTCCATTACACTTTTCACAGCATGGAATGAAATTCGATAACGTTAAAGAAAGAAATGAATATTCTGACTTAGCATAAAAATGGTCTATGGGTGGTCTATAACCCTTTTCTTCATCGTTTGGAAGGCTTGTTCCTGTATTATTCATATGGCAATAACAGCAGACTTTATATTTTGCCAATGAACATAGATCATAAGCTGTCCATTCTTTATTTGATTTTTTTGAAAAAGATGAGAAATCAAATATATTATCAATTTTCTGTAATGCGCATCTACTTAATTCTTTACTTCCAAAATAATTCTTGAAACTCTCAATACAAAGTATTAAATCAGTTGGCTTACCTTTAATTATTATCTCTCTATTTTCTTCTAGAAAGCTTCTAACATACATATCAATTATTGTAGACCCTAAAATCTTTATACCATCATCTATTTTAGAGCTCAAAAAATCATAATGCTGGATCGATGCATCTTCCCAAACATCCGATATATTAATTATCATCGTTAAATTCTCTTTTCAACGCCGCTTTAATTGAAATATCCCCTATAGAATTAACTAAATTTTTATCGAACGTGGTTGTTTTTTTCGATTTTGCTCGCTTATATATTTCATTTATTTTTCCAGCTGCAAACTCACCTAAAGAACTTGATGAAAACGCATTCAAAATAACCTCTTCAATTGGAGCTGCAAACGTACTTGGAAAGTCTTGTGAGTCGAGACTAATAACATAATCTCCAGGTATATCAGCAGCAAGGAGAGGAGAGTGAGTAGCAAGGATTAGCTGCAGATTAGCTAAATTGTATTTTCTTTTAATCCCTCCTAAAAATTTATTAATAATTGATATATATTTCCTTTGCCAATCGAGATGCAAATATGCATCTCCCTCGTCAATTAAAAGTAAAACTGAGCTGTATTTTTTCTCAGCTGCTTTTCCAACTGCGTCATCAATTGATGAAAGTTGTTCTACTAAGGCCTGTAACCCTGAGCTCTGATTTGACCATTCGATTTTGATTGATGTTTTAGCACTTTTTATGATATTTGAATCATCTAGATTACTAATCTTAAAGGTTAGCTTTCTCAAATCCCAAAAGCGTTCATTTTGGTTGCTAAAAAACTCAATTAATCGATCTGTATTCCTTACACATTCCACGAGACTTTCTAAACTATATTCACGTAGTAATTTACGTTCAGAATCTATAATTCCAACATAGCTTAAAAATTCCAACACCAATGACTTTACGTTTTTTTCGCTCTCGTAGCTGTGTATGTATTCCATTGAAGATAAAAACAGGAAGGCCTCTTGACTGCCTAGCTTAATTATTATTGCATCCTCTAAAATATATTCGATTTCGTTTAGAAGATTTTCTCTTTTTTTATCCATAGCATAAACATTTAAATCATGTTGCATCCCCTTATCAGGCCCCGACTCTAGGCTTGATAACTCCGAGAGAAGAAAGCCTATCTTAGTGTTATTTACCTTTTTAAATTTACGTAGTATGGGAATTAAAACTGTTCGAAAAACCAACTTGGTGTAGCTTATTACGCACTCTAACTGAGTATTAATTTTTAAAACTTCCGATATAACCTTAAACTTTTCAAGCCGATTATCATCAGTCAAACCTTTACTGTTAGGTGATGCATTAATTATGCCTTTCCTGCGGCTGAGCTTTCTTTTATAAGGTAATGCAGAATAATAAATTGAGCACAAATGCTTGTTATAAGGAGATTCTGGCTCAATATGACCATTAGGGGTTGCTTCAAAATAGAATTGAATAGCATCATCTTGAGGTGAGCCTATAGCATTAGCTAATGAAGTAAGAATTCTTGTTTTACCTGACCCATTCGTTCCCAGTAACAAACTAACACTATCAATGTCAAATAGATTGCCATAACCAGCAGCACTATGAGGAATTAAATTGATAAAGTGGTCATATATTCTAACAGCGGTGACTTTCATTAACCCATGCCTCCAAAAAATTTAATCAGGCAACTTTACTATAAGTTGATTTTTTTAGCTTCTTGAATGATTTCCATTATTGTAAACGCCTGTAGTTCAGTTTCAAACATGAGTGTAATCTTTGGGTCCTCTTTGGCCATCTCTACCCGGCAATGTTTAGCTAGCAGGTCCACCAGCTGACGAGTTTGTTTTGCGCTGAATTTTGGCAGTGCGGCGGCTTTGGTTAATTTCTTCTTGCCCGTAGCTTTTGCCTTTTCCAGTTCCGTCTTTGCTACCCTGCCAGCTGACGCACCATGTTCACGCACCAAGGCGACAGCGGTAGTGGCGGAAACCTCTTTGTTTTTGACCAGTGCGATCAACTCATCGCCAGATGTCAGTAACGCCAGGTGGTTTTCAACGTCCGTGATCGACCGTTTTACTTTTTTGGCAATCTGCGCCGGTTCCCAGCCCTGATTAATCAGGCGCTGATATGCTGCTGCTCGTTCCAGTGGTTCCAGTGCGCGCCCCTGACTGGATGTGACCATGAAGGCGATACGGTCAGCCTCACTGCCTATGAAGTCTTTGCATTCCAGTCGGATATCATAACCGGCCTCCTGTGCCAGTTTGGCCCCGCAGTAACGGTGATGGCCATCGATGATTTTTATGCCCTGCTCTGTTACCTGTACAGCGAGCGGAGGCACATGCTCACCAGCGATATAGGCGTCGCGGAATTCCTCGACGTGGGTCTGATCGA